CTAACAGTTTAACGGCAATATAATTTTGTCTTTTCTGATGTAACGTTTTGTTGTTTTTTGGTCTGTATGACCTAGCTGTATTTTCGCTGTCTCTGTATCTTGTAACAAGAATATATCTGTCGCACTTTTAGCTCGTAGATCTCTAAACTGGACTTCTTTTATTTCACTTTCTAAGCTCGGATACTGAGCCAATGCTAGTTCTCTTAAATCACTAAACCAATTTGTTAATGTTTGACGAGAAAGTTTTTGCTTCCGCTTATTTTGAAATAAGAATACTTGTGAAGTGTTTTTGATTCTGCGTTCAATGATAGTCGCTAATTGACCTGTCATTTTGAAACGTAATCGTTTTTTTGTTTTTTTCTGATTAATATGTAATATGCCATCATGTATTTGATGTACGGTCATACCAACGATATCAACAGGTCTTTGACCAGTTAAATATGCAATATCCATTAAGTCTTTCATATCTTGATTCGCTAGATCGTAAAAAATTTTATAGATATGATCTTCAACATAAACATCTCTTGCAGACATTTTGAACTTTTTAATTCCAAGAGTAGGACTAGGTAAAGAGGTGTATCCAAATTCTCTAGCAATGTTCCAAATGTGATTAAATGTACCAATTTCCTTATTCGCTTTTGCTGGAACGGATTTACGCCAGTCTAAATACATTTTTATATGTTTTGGTTGAATCTTGTTTAATTCTACTGGCGGGTCACCAAAAAATAGAGATAAGTATTTTATTGCGCTCTTATCTGCATATTGTGTCTGTTGAGCTTTGTTGGGCACTACTTCAGCAAGATATTTTTGGGCCATCTGGATAAAACTCACTGTTTCTATTGAAATAGTTCTATTACAGTTTAGTTTTGCAGCTTCAAGAATCGCTAGATTTTTGTCTAATCCTAATGATTTTTCTTTTCCATCTGCCAAAACATAATAGTAATAGTCAACCACTTTACCGCTAACTCTTTTTCTTGAGCGGCAAATTAGATTTTGTGGCAACCCTTGATTTTCTTTTTTTCTTGGTCTGCCCATATGCTCTCCTTATATTTTCAATACATTTGGATACCAGTCAGATTCATGATTGCATGATATAGATGCAACTCTTTGCTTTTTACTTTTAGTTTCGTTATAGTCGCGACGAACAATGGGGTAGCCATTTGCATTTTGTTTAAATGGAATCCCCATTATGTTTAATTGCTCAATAATCAGTGATTTCTGTTTTCTTCCTGTAAGAAATTCTATTTCTTGGACAGAAAGGAAATCATTGTAGATATTAATTTCCATAAATCCTCCTTAAATAAAAAAGCCGTGCTAGACGGCTTAATACAATGATTTGTTAAAATCATACTTCTTGACTTATCTCCGTGCGTCTCTCATAGCATCAAACCAAGCTTGAGCGTCTTCTTCGCTTTTAAATGCTAGACCAGCCTCTAATAGTGCTAAATGATAAACATTTTCCTTATCAAAAACACTCATACCAACATCTACCTTCGCCCAAGCTATACCTAATGGATCTGAATTCATTGTGATACGCCAAAACTTCTGACCTTCTTCTAACTCTTTAAGCGGACAAGGCAAAGTAAGTGTAACGGTTGGTGGTGGTTCTTCCCACATTCCTATGATATCGTTTGGAGTTATGTCATCTGATAATACATCACCTGACGGAAGCCATTCCTCCACTTCGGTAAGACAGCCATTGTGAACAATTCCAACAAGTTTTTTAATTTTAGAATTTTCTTCTATTGTAAATTTTACATACCCTTTTTGGTGGTCTCTTGTTAATATAGGCTCTCCAGCCAACGCTTTTTCTAAGTCAAATTTTTTCATTTTTAATCCTTTCTTTTTAATCTGTTAAGCAATAAAAAACCGCACAAAAGTGCGGTTGGGTTTCTTATGCTGCTTGCTGTAATTCAAATATTTTTGCGAGTTTTGTCAGCCCTTTTGCTGTTATTAATACACGCTCACAAACTTTTTCTGTGCCATCATCACGCATGGCTACATGGATTTTATGTTCAAGTAATAGTTGTTGTAGTTTATCTTGATAAGCAATCCAGTTAGAGTTGCCAGCTCGTTTATAGATCCACTTTTGTGATGATAGGAAATCAAACAGAAATTTTGGTTTGATACCTAAGTGTTTAGCAGAATCAGTAATACACATTGATCCCTCTGCTTTAGTAGCTATGCGATCGAAAGCTGCCACAGTCGGTTTCATTTCTTCGACTTTATGCTCTAATACCAGAACTTTTTCAGTATAATTGTCTAGCAATCCACGTAAAGTTCGTGGGTCATTGAGCATTTGCATTGGATCTACTGATTGGGGAGTATCCTCTCCCTTCATTAGGGCATCTATTTTTAAATCACACCAAACAGCAAAATCCGCACTTAACCAACGGGCAAAATTGACAGCTAATTTTGGATGTAACCAAGTACCTTGTTCAATACCGCCTTGTTTGACGATTACAAGATCATTTGCCGTTAGGAGAATATTCCTAACGCTTAAATTTTGAGCAAGTGCATTCAGGTAATCTTGAGTTTGTGTAGTTTTTAAATAATCCTTTACGAGTTTATTAAAATGCTTAGCTATTTCAGTTGCATTCAAATAATGTTGTTCATTGAATGAGACACTAATATTGTTATAAAAGAATTTTTGAATTTTCATTTTTCTTCTCCCTTAATTTAAAACTACACTATGCTGATAGCTAATATTGTTTTGTTTTCTTCTTGGTATAGGAGAGGTCATCATTATTAATCCACAATCAACCTCAAACAATATCTTTCCTAAAACATTAAATGCTCGAGATAATGTAGGGTAATGAGAAAACCATATTTCAGCAGAGGCTGTAATTTGTTTTAATAAACAGATTGAGGTAGACACCTCTCTACTTTTTGAGAGGTGTCCATGTGCACCTAATGTGAGAGCTGTGTCATAAATATGAGTTATGTTGTTTTGTATCTCTTTATTCAAACAAAACGCCAAATGAGAAGCACTGCTTAAAGATAATTTTCCTGTTTGAAGTTGTTCAAATAATTCAGTTTTTAATAAAATTTTTTCAAGTTTAAAATCTAGCAATTCAGCAATCTCACGACTACTTATTGTTAAAGTTTCATTATTTAATACGATTAGTTTGTTCATATAAAAATTCCTATTATTTAGCATTAGAAATGTGGTGGTCAATTTGAGAGACGAGATCTAAAGCTGCCCAGAGCGTACCAGTAATAACTTGTTGAGATGATGCAAATCCACACGAGAGATCGTTTCCATCATTCAAAACAATTTGGATAAGTGATTTGGCTTGTTCAGTAAGTTTGTTGATTTCGTCTATCGTGTCGATGGATAGACTTCTAAAGGAATTGATATTTGACATATTTTTGTACCTCGATTTTTAGTAGTATCGCCATTTAGTAGGTGGCGGGCTTCAACTACCGAATCGAGTCGGCGGAGCTTATTTCCACAAGGGTATTGTATTAGGCTCTCTCGACCCGCCATAACTGGCAATACCTAAAATTCAGGTACAAAAAAACCGCATTTCTGTCGGGTGCGGATAGCCGCTCGATTTAGTAGTGCGGTTATCTTATCCGTTATTTGCGGTTTTTGTCAATAGGAAACCCTGCGATAAGCATGGGTTTAGTTTATTTATCTTCTTTTTTATTTTTTTCAGGGGATAATTTTTCAAATAAAAATTCAAAAGGAGAATTTTTAACATTTTTATCGAATAAGCGAACAGGGTTATCTCCCATATTTCTAACAGATAGCTCTAATAAAAGTTTTTTCAAATCTCGCTCTTCTAGTTCATCAACTTTGCGTTGATAGCCTTCAAATGCTGTAGCAACGGCTGCTTTATAGGCGTATTCTTCTTGTACTCTGACTAAATGATTATTGCGTTGAGTATTCGTCCAGATTAGCCAAATAAGTGGTAGGGATAATGGTAAACGAGATACAAATCGTACATAATCAAACCCAATATAAAATTCAAAATATAAGAGACCACTAATTCCTGCAAATAAAATTATTAATCCACAGTTTCTCCAATTTGCCGAAGATTCTATTGGAGCATCTAGTTCTTTTTTTCTATCTAAGAATGATTTAGCCATACTTGCCATATTGGCTAATCCTAAAATATCTTTTATTTTTTCTTTTTCAGCTTCTAGCTCATTCTGCAAATTATTTAATTCAGTTGATTTTTTATCTTTAATTTCATCTATTTCAGTTTTTAAATTCTCAATTTCTTTTTCTTTTGACTTTATAGATGAAATCAAGTCATCATACATATTTTTTTGTTCTATATAATTAGTTTTTTCTGTGTTATATTCAGATTCCATATTTGCAATAGCGCTACTTGAAGTTGAGGCATTTCTATACATTGTTTCAATTGAACTAGCATTCGTTTGTGCATTACCGAGAGCTGTTTGAATAGATGTTAATTTACTGGAAAAATCAGTATCTTTCTTGTTAAATGCCGCATCGAACTCTGCTATTTTTTCGTTAAATGAATTATCCAACTTTTCTACTAATTCTTTAACTAATGGTGAATTTTCCACAAAGGCAGCGTGTAACCTCTCAACTATAGAATATAGTTCAATAAACTCACTAAGATGATTTTCTAAATTAATTTCTTCTTCGTTAGAACTTATTCCATTTTTTATACTATTTAGGATAGGAGTTATTTCTTTATTTTCATATGTCCTGATAATGGACGAGTTGATTGCAGATAAATCTTCTAATTTAGATATAGTATTATCAAATAATTTAGTTAAATATTCATCTGTTTGATTTTTAACTACAATTACTTTTAGTTCTTTTGCAAGCTGAACAGCGTCCATTAATAATGTCCTTTGAGTAAGATTAAATTTGCATATTCTACCAAGTTACTCTCTTAAATTCTCCTGTTTTTTTATCCATTCAATAATAGTGCCAGAACGCCATTTTGAACTGAGACAGTTATTTTCTTTGATGACAGGGATAGGAAAATCAGCTGTGGAAGCTATTTTTGTTATAAAATCAGATAGTGATATTTGCATGAAGTGGCAAATATCGTGTCCATTCCAAAGCTCATTTGAGTTTTCATTAATATAAGCAAATCTGATATTTTTATTCTGAACAATAACCGATAAAATTTCTTCAATTTTACCTAATCTTTCTATTATTTCTTTTGTCATTTCATTTTCCTAATAAAAAGCCACTCGTTAAAGTGGCTGTTGTTCTGTGTTTTAAATTATATGGAATTCAAAACGGTATACTATCTTCTTCAAAATTATCAACCTGCTGCACTGGCTTTCCAGCTTTCGCATTCGCATAAGCATTGTTTTGTGGTGCTGGTGCGTTAGCTTGTGCTTGTGAATCTTGGCGACTGTCTAACATCTGTAATACGTCGCCTTGAATCTCTGTGGTGTAGCGCTCTTGCCCGTTTTGGTCTTGCCATTTACGGGTTTTGAGCTTGCCTTCTACATAAACTTTCGAGCCTTTCTTTAAATACTGCCCGCAAATTTCTGCTTGTCTGCGATAGAACACGATAGAATGCCATTCTGTCTGTGTTTTGCGCTCGTTCGTGTTTTTGTCGATCCAGCTTTCACTTGTGGCCACGCTGATTTTTGCCACAAGGTCGCCGTTTGGCATTGTGCGAATTTCAGGATCATTTCCCAAATTCCCTAAAATAATTACACGATTAACCCCAGCCATTACTTACTCCTTATATAAAACTTAATACTTTGTCGTTGTAGATGATGTTAAATTCATCTACCTTGTCTGGATGTTTTTCTCCAACCCATTTGACTAACGGATCGTAAAGACTAGTCAATTCTTCTTTTGAGTTGCATTGGTTTAATCTCTCCTTAACCATTTCATCAAAAGGCTTTTTAGTTTGACCAGAACTCGTATTCTGCTGGATTGGTGGCTTTGAGTTGCTTTGCGACGCGCTCTTTGGAGGGGCGGGTTGTTCTCCTCCTGTATCCAGCAAATCAACCATGTCGTTTTCAGCTATTTCAAGAGCGGTTAAATAGAGATAACGTCTCTGATAAGTCTGAATTGCACCAAGATTTTGAATATCAGTTCCGCTTGGTAGCGCTTTTTCAACCATTGGTGACGTGAAGATTATCTTTTCATCTTTTTCTCCGTCATAAATAGTCAATGTAGCTAACTCACTCGTATAAGATATAACTGAACACATATTTAATTGTGCAAAGATCTCATTAACAGAAGGGAGGAAGTCTTTTAATTCAAAGTAATTAAAAGAGCGATTTTTTCCAGTTTTCTTTAGTCCTTTTTCCTGTAATTTCACTCGTGCTTGTGCTAGTTTCTGATAAATATTCATATTATTTTCCTTTCATTATTAAGGTTGAAGTCTGGTGACATTGATATCCGTCGCAATCGTTGTATAACTCTAGTTCAAAGCCTGCCCATAAAAGCACGCCAATAAGTAGGATTTTGTACATAATCTGTCCTTTTTGCTGAATTTTGGGTGCAGAAAACTGCCACACGATAAAGTGCGGTCAGTTTTCAGTGAGTTTTAATTGAGCAGGTTGTTTACGGCTTTAACGAGTGTTAGGCGTTCCGTGTTAGAGTGAACGTATTTCTTCGCTTTTGCCATAACTTGTTCTAAAGGATGTTTGAAGTTGTAGAGATACTGTCCGCCAATTTGGCTTTCCATTAATTTGGCAATATTTGTATTCTGTAACTTCTCCTGCATTTCGTGTGCTTGGAAACAGTAGCTATACAACTGGATAATTAAAGCGAGCGTTTCTTCGCTGTTTTGAATGGCTGTGAGGTTTAAATCAGGTTCAGGTAAGGCAAGTTGTTGTGACTGGACTTCATATTTCCCTGTTTTTCTGATTTGGGGTAGGACCTCTTCAAATACCCACGTTTCAAATGGTTCGGCTTCTGGTTTGCGTGATTTGATGATCAGGCGGTATAAATTCGGTTCGTTGATGAAGACCGCTTCTTGCTTTCTTTGCATTGAGTCGATGAGGTAACGTTTCGTTACCCCATTTTCTTTGCAATGATCTTTTAATGCTTTACTGTCATTTGTATAGCCGAGAATATCGCATACATCTTTACCGCAGAACCAGTATTCCTGATTTGGATCAATAACAACACGAACTTGGGAAGATTTAAAACAGAATGATTGGAATTGAATTTGAGTTGACATGTTATGCTCCTAGGATTTTAGTTATTGCCACTTAGTAGGTGACAGGGTTCAACTACCGATCCTAGTCGGCGGAGCTTATTTCCACGAGGGTATTGTATTCGGCTCTCTCGCCCCGTCATAACTTGGCAATACCTAAAATTTAGGCATAAAAAAACCACTTTTAATTCGGAGTGTCGTAACCGACTAGGATTTGATAGTGCGGTTATCTTAATCCGAAAGAGCGGTGGTTGTCAATTTAGATTTTATTCATTGAGTTGTTTAACTTTAATATTTTGTAGATAACAGGCTCTTCATCAATATATTCAACTAAAACATCAACTAAGAAAATTTTATGGTACGGGTATTCTTCATTTAATATCATTTTTTCTTTGAGTGTCTTGTCTTCAAATTTTACTCGTACAGGCTTTTGTGATACTGCAGGAATAATAGCTCTATCGTGTGCTTTGCTTTGAGCATCTGCGGTGGATGACCAGTATAGTGTCGTGTTTTGTAAAGTGTTTTCTTCTCGCTCTTTGAGTAGTTTTAATTCTCGGTTAATATTGTTTTGTGCCAATCCTGCAAGTGCATTGTCTGCGTGTAGATGTATATGTACATCGCCTTGATTATTAGAAACTTGTAAATTGAATTGTGCTTTAGGATCGATTGCGATAGGCTCTAAAATGTTATTGGCATTTTTCAACATATTCGCAGTAAGGCGTTCAGGCTTTTCGCCTCTATTCATTGCCCAATCTAAAATATTTTTCAAGTGCCCTCCAAATTCAAGAATTGCATTTGCTTGCTCAATAAGTGAATATGTGCTTGATACTAGTGCTGCAAGCTCAATAAGGAAGCAGCCTTGTGTGATTTTTTCTACATAGATATGCTGTTCACAGGGTTCAATATCAATTTTGTTGTCTTGTATAAATTGGCGATATTCTGCGGCAATACCTTCCATACTTTGACAAAAAACTGATAGCTGCAATGGCTCGCTATTATCAATTTCGATTAGTAGTTTCATATTTTTATCTATTGTGTAATGTGTTTCAGCAACCATAACCCACCTCAAATTTTAGACACAAAAAAAGCCGTTCAAAACGGCTTGTAGTGCTGTTATCTTAATCCGAAAGAGCGGTAACTGTCAATGCGGTTTTTTAACGAGAACCACAAAACTCGCCCTTACTTGTCACCACAACACATAAGGAATTGATTTTATTTTGTGCTAGCTGTATATTTTTAAATACCACAACACAAAATAAGGATATTAATTATGGAACATTTTTGTTTTAAAGATGCTTTATCTTTAGCTTTTCAATCAGCCTCTTCTGAGCATTATTTAACAATAAAAAATAGCGCCCTTAGAAAAAAACGCCTCAAAGAGTTATTTGATATTGCAGAAGAGATTTATGAGGAAGCAAAAAAACGTGGACTTAAGACAGATTGATTTTCTTATATGCTTCAATGAGTGAGGTAGCAAGATCTTCTGGCAAGAAGCCTGTGCTTCGGCTTGCGCTATCTAGAACCGTTTGGAAAATTTGGTCTTTTACTGCTTTTTCGAGATGGTTCAATTTATTTGTTTGATTGAGCTCACTTTGCTCATCAATAATCACAAAATTAGCTATCTTCCCTTGTTGCTTTGCAAGGGTCGCTAGTGCTAAAAGCTTACTCATTACATCTTCCATTTCTTACCCCTAGTTAAACCAACTCTCTACAACCCAATCTACGTTTCTGTACAGCTCTTACTGTATTAACGCCTAATTGCCCTCTATTGCAGTTATAATTCGCAATATCTAATTTCTTAGCCTTAACTGGAACATCAATCAAAGCCGCATTAATGCGGTTAGATGTCTTTTTACTGCATAATTGCTTTTGTCTTTCTCTAAGACGTTTCGCTTGTTTTAGCATTTTTGATACTTTCATATCGTTTGCTCCTTTCTCTCTCATTTGAAAGCACACTTACTTGTTTGAATGCGCTTTTAAATAAGTCTTGATTTATGTCGCTAGCACGTGGGAGTCATAATCAAGTAACTCAATTCCACTTAACCAAATTGTGTCGCAATCACAGACTACTTAATCAATAAGGCTATATTTGATTAACTTGTGATGTGTAGATTTTTAAAGAGCAGCGAGATGTGTATCTCGTTTTGTTGGATATAATTTAGCAAACACTAAATATTTAGTAAAGTGTTTATTTAGTAAAATTTAGTTAAATTTTGAGATTTATTTAGTAAAAAGTTGATTTCTAAAGAAAAATATTTTTAAATTTTTTTGATTAATTGCTGAGTTTGTGAGCTATATCACAGAAAAGAGAGGGGATTAGTGCATCAAAAACAAAGCACAAATAGATTAGTGAATCGAAAATGGGGGAATTTGATTGGCTAATGAATTGAGGGTAAAGAAAAACCACCAGTGTGGCGGTTTATTGTTCAATAATTAAAAAAGTTGGTAAATGTTTTCAGTCATTCTGAATAACTGCTTTACTGTCAAAGTAGTAGTATATTATAGGAATAAGTAAAGATACTACAAACTTTAGCAAGTCTATCTTTAGAGTAAGATTAGCTGCTAAACTGACTGAGATATTGTTTATATATTGCGTTACCTACTAGATATTTTAGTTGGGATTTAGCACGATGAAATGTAGCATCAACACAATCACTCTCTTCAAAAATGAAATATTTAATGAAGTAATTTATAACATTAAGTAAGTGATTGACTGCAGTACTTACGGAAGAGAAAGTTTGTCTTTCACATTCTAGGAAAGCATTTGAATAGTTAAGATTGGCGATATGATTGTTATGCACATAATTACAACACTCAACATATTCACTATTGAGTTTATCCCTAATACTTTTTTGTTTTTGAGAAAATTCATTAAATAGCTCTCTTACGCCTGTATTATCTGTATTTCCCTTATACAAAGCACAACGAAGGAAATTTTCAATCGCAGAGCGTAAATTAAAGTAGAAATAACGCTCCTGATTTGTTTTTATACAATGCATTGCGTAAAGTAAATCACTAAACATACCTCTAAAAAAGTTATTCTCTTGGTTTCTTTTTTTAATAATATAAAGAAATGTCATTCTCTTTATAATACATCTCACATTATTTTTATCGGTACTTTCTGATAAATTAGACCAGGAATCCAATTCAGCATAAAAATTATCAAGTGATTTTTGATATATAAAAGGTTCTAGTTTTACCATTATTGCAAGATACTTCTAATCAATGCTTGTATTTCATTCAAGTTTGAAGTTGATTTTTGACGCTTAGTTGTTTTCTTTTCTTCTTGATAGTCAATTAATAATAGTATTAATTTTTTTAACTTCCTTGCATCTTCTTTATTGTATTTACTAGAAATAATTTCTTTTAATAGTTTTCCAACAAGGAGTGTTCTAGACTTTAAAACATAAGGTTTAAAGGAAATGTTATAAATTTCAAATATGATCTGGGCAATATCAGAATTCTTTTTGAAGATCTTTTTCTCGTATAAGATTTCAGTAAGGGCGCCACAAAATTCAAATTGATTTCGATATCCATCTAATGTTTTAATTTTATAAAGTGTCTTTTCCATTATTGTGTACCCTCTAATTTTTTAATAAGCTCCTCTGAAATAGCCTTAATGTCATTTTTTGATTTAGTGTAGCTAGAAGCAATATTCCCTTGGTTTCCTACCATTAAATCACGAACATAGGACAAGTGATTGAGGAAAAATGGTAAATCCCTTATTTTGTCTGTATTTTCTAGACCTTCTTTTAACCTTATTGTTTTCTGAGTCATTGAGTCTTCAATATGAGTATAGATAATACCAAGTGGTTTTATTGGCAAGTCCTCTTCATATGCTATATTGTTTATCACACTAAGTAAACTAGAAACACCAAGAATTGAGTATTGATCTATTTTTACAGGGGTAATATAAAAATCAGATGCAATTAATGCTGCATCGGTATACATTGAAATAGTTGGTGGACAATCAATAAAAATATAATCATATTCATCTTTTAATTTGTTTTCATCAATAAATTTTTTAATACGTTTATATTTTGTATTATCTGTTTTATTGCTATCGAAGATAAGGTTAATATCTCCAAGAATAAGCCCTAGGTTTGTAGATAATTGATATATAAGTCCCTTGCCAGGCACTTTACTTTGTGAATAAATATCATCAGGTCGATGAAATATTTTTCGAATTGAATGAGTGTCTAATAATTCAATATATCTTTCGCTGAGATCATATTTAGTCATAAAAGATTGTGTTGAGTTGAATTGTGGGTCGACATCAATGACAAGTATTTTCTTCCCCATTTCATTAGCAATATAATCCGCTAATCCGATACACAGAGTTGTTTTTCCAACACCTCCTTTCATATTAATAAAACTAATTACCTTAGCTTGCTTCACTGGTATATTCTGTTCACTCATTTCACCCCTCCTTTTATTTACAGTAAAATTTAGAATCTACAAACATAACCTACGCTAAATAGCTAAATTCTCTAATCACAAAGCACAGACCACCAGAAGACTTTGCCTAAAATTGTAATTTCGTTTAAATCAACCACTTCTTCAGGTGCGGAATCAGGGTTGTAACTTCTTATTCTCACTTGTTCATTTGGCATTTTGTGTAAGATCTTAATGCGTAATAAGCCACCGTGATTTATTGCGTAAATTTTGCCGTCTTTTATCGTGGTATTGCCACGATCTATACCTACCGTTGCACCATCAGGGATAACAGGTTCCATTGAATCGCCATCTGCTGTAATACAAACCGCATTATCATATTGCACGCCTTGTTTGCGTAGCGTGGCTTTAGAAAAACGAAGCTTAAAGTTGTTGTAGTCCATGATGTCATCAGAGAAACCATTTCCCGCAGCAAAACGAATATCTTTCAAGAAAGGAACTTCTACCTCATCATCGTGAAGTGGAGTATTGCGATCCCATAAATCAAAAGATCCAATATCTTTTACGTTAGATTCTATACTGCTTTGTTTTATATCTAAGTAAAACGGTGGCATTCCATTTTCACTTTCTAATCTTCTTGCCGCTTTTTCACCAAATGATGGCGTTTTCCCACTAATTAACTGAGATATATAACTTCTATCTTTTTCAGGTACAACTTTGTCTGAGAACCATTTTTTTAGATTTTCTCTTCTTACCTGTGTTAGCTCGTTTTTGTCTAGATTCATAAAGTACTCCTATTCAGTTTGATGATATTTAGTAATAACTAAACTAGCAAATGCTAAATAATGTTTACTTTTGCATTTATTAAATGCTAAACTATATTTAGTTTTTAATATCGGAGGTGAAATGGAACTTAAAAACTACTTATCAAATCGCCCCCGCGGTTTCAAAGCCGAGTTTGCTAGAAAACTAGGTATTTCAAAATCATTTCTTTGTCAGGTCGAAAAGGGATATTCAAAAGCTCCTATCGAGTTAGCTAAGAAAATAGAAAACCTAACTAGTGGGGTAGTGAAGAAAGCAGATATCCGCCCCGACGTATGGGGTTAACTTATCAAAAGGGGTGTGCAATGGCACGCAATGAATTAACAAAATCTGCAATAGAGATTGCAGCCTTAGTTAGAAGAAAGGCAGTAGAAAGAACAGATAAAGAGCTTGCTGAGTGTATCGGTATAGACCCAAGCACTTTATGTCGTTTTAAAGCAGAGCATTTAGATAAATTCTGCGCTTATTTAGATGAGCTTGGATTAACAGTTACAGAAAAAGGGCTTAACCAAATAAGTGATGCAGAGCTTGAGGCGTTAAAGCTTTTTGCAAGTAAAGGTTTGGCTGAGTTTGGGCAATAAAAAACCACCGTTGGCGCGGTGGCTAATTAGGAATAACTAAACACGGCGGTATCGGTAGTACGGTTTGATGTAGTCAGCAATGTAACTACCTTTTGACCATGCTGACATCAGTCCAGTGTAGCGAGATAGTGGCACGTTGAGATATTGATAGGTTCCACCGCTACGGAATTTAACTTCAAGAATTTGCAAATTTTCATCATAAGCAACGGAGAGAACATTTGATGAGCGAACAGGTATGTGATGCACATTTTCCCCCTAAATTTAATGAGATGTCAGTAAATGAGATTATCGCACATTTTGCCCGTTATCAGTTTGTCGATCAAGAACGTCATAAATTGGAACTGTGTGATGATTTTATTCGGTTAGTGGAAACTGTAGCAAAAAAAGCCTAGCAAAAAGCCCATGTTGGCGCATGGGCAGTAATCTAAAGGAGATTTTGTAAACATGAAAAATACTAATTTAAACGAAAACGAAAGTAAAGCACAAAGTGCACAGATTTTAAAAGCGTTAAAAAATGGCGAGAAACTCACTCACCTTGATGCTGAAAGACGTTTTAACTGCTTACGCCTTGGTGCACGTATTCATGAACTTAAAAAGCGTGGTTATGAAATCAAATCTCAAATGATTACAGTTCCAAGCGGTAAACGAGTGGCCCAGTATTCGATGGTGGTGTGATATGGAGAGATTCAACAGACCTGTTCGGGTGGATGAATTACTAGAATATTGTGTAGATGGATTATTAGAGCGTTGGGACTATCAGGCAGAAGATAAACAGAGTGGAGAGGTAGAGGATGAGCAAGCTATTAATTAATGAACAACCATTACAAGTTATCCCTAGTCTTGCCACTTTGATCGGTTTGAACGAGGCGATCTTTGTTCAGCAATTGCATTATTTTCTCAATATCAGCAAGCACAAATACGAAGACCGTACTTGGATATATAACACTATTGATGAATGGTGTGAAGTATTTCCTTTTTGGTCTAAAAAAACAATACAAAGAACCATTAAAAAACTTGAAGAAATAGGTTTGGTTTTATCTACAAACAAATTGAACAAAATGAAAATGGATAAAACAAAATGGTACTCAATTGCTTATGAAAAAATTGAAGAATTGACTAGTCAAAATGACCAGATGCGATGTGACCAAAACGGTTCATCCATGAGGTCAAAATGGGATGATCGATATAGTCAAAATGACCAAATGTCATGTGGTCAAAATGACCATACCAATAACCATAAGAATAAAGAGATCTATACACAAAATACACCCCTTACCCCTCAAGGTGAATCAGCTAACGCTGATGATGTGCCAGTTGCTGAAAATAAAAAACAACGTTCACTGAATATCGACTATGTGGGAATTGGAAAAGCGTACAACCAATGTGTAGCTGAAACTGGTAAAAATCTACCGTCACTTGCAGATCCTGAAAACCTAAGCCAAGCACGAAAGCGCAAAATCAAAATACTTGCTGCAGTGATGAAAAAACGCTTTGGCTCTTGTGATGCAGAAACATTTAAAAATTATTTCTTGGATTTTATGAAGTCGGCAAGGTCTTTTTACTTTGGTGAGAACGAACGTGGTTGGCGTGCTGATTTTGAGTATATCTTGAGTGAAAAAATCATGGATAAAACAATCGAGGGATCGCTATGAAAAACACAACGTATGACCTTGAATACAGTTTAATCGGTTCATTTCTTTCTGGTGGTTTAACGGCTCAAGCTCGTGAAGTGATGACATGGTTAGAACCTGAAATGTTTGCTACTTATCAACTTGGTTCAATGTATAACAATATTCGCAAACAAGCACGCAAAGATAACGTGATCGATATTATTTTATTGCATCAAGATTTCGGCGAAGACTTTGCTAATTTAGCGGAGATTATGAAAAACACAATCACATCCGCAAATCTCACAGGATATGCACATAAAGTGCGTTCATTTTGGGTTAATCGCACCGCACAAAAAACGATGCTTGAAATGGCAGCAAAACTATCTCAAGCAAGAGATGAACAGGCAGAAAAAATTACAGAAAAAGCACTTTCTGAAATGCAAAAGCTTTTAAGCAGCAAAGTTGAAGTTAAGCCTATCGTAATGGGGGAGTTAGTTGATGAATATATCGATGTCTTAGAGAAACGCAGCAAACAAGATTTCAACTCAAGACTTCTTCATACAGGCATTGAGGCTGTAGATAACATTTTAGGTGGCATTAATCCGACTGATATTGTTGTGATTGCTGGTCGTCCTGGAATGGGTAAAACCGAGTTTGCTTTAACGCTCACTCGCAATATTGCAGAACAAAAAGGTGCAGTTTTATTTTTTAGCTTAGAGATGGCCAATCAACAATTAATGGACCGTATTTTAAGCGCTAATGCAAATGTTCCAGTCAGAAAACTCCGCAATCCAAATAGCATGGATCAAACTGAATTTGGTCGTGTAGGTGATGGGCTAGGGAAAATCAAAGATCATCACATTTACTTTGTCGATCGTGGTGGTTTATCAGCAAATGAAATTGTATCTATCACAGAAAGTCATTTAAGTAATACAGGACCACTTTCAGCAATCTGTATTGACTATCTTGGATTAATGAATCACGGATCGCTTAAAAATGCTAACAAAAGCCAATTAATTGAGGATTCATTAAGTACGCTTAAAACGTTCGCTAAGAACTTTAATGTGCCAATCATCTTACTAAGTCAGTTAAACCGTGAGGTTGATTCTCGTAGTGATAAACGTCCTCAAAACTCTGATTTAAGAGATAGTGGTTCAATCGAACAGGATGCCAGCCAAATCATTATGCTTTACAGAGAAAAGGCATACAAAAAAGACAGCGACAACGATTATTCAGAAGCCATTATTACTAAGAATCGTTTTGGTGAACTTGGAACGGCTTATATGAAGTTTGATAAAGGGCATTTTGTAGATTGCGATCAAGCGTTGGCATATCAATTTGCTAATGAAAAGCCAGCTAATACCGAAATTAAGAACTATGGGAGAAGAAATTAAATATGGAAATTAAAAACCAGTTCTTCTTACGCTCAGAACAAGTGCGGTCAAATTGCCAGAATTTTATCGCTCAACTCCCTCTCGATGATGACAAGCCACTAGTCGTTGATATTAAGCCGAGAACACGCAACCTTGAGCAAAACGCTAAATTCCACGCTATGTGCCAAGACGTGGCTAATCAGCTCGAATTCATGGGTAGAAAGCTCACGATGGAGCAGTGGAAAGTGTTGTTCATCTCAGGTCATGCGATGGCAACAAATGAAAAAGCAGAAGTAGTACCAGGTCTAGAGGGTGAGTTCGTAAACATTCGTGAAAGCTCAGCAAAAATGAGTGTTAAACGCATGGCAAGCTTAATTGAGTATGTAACAGCCTATGGCATTAGTCATGGTGTTAGATTTAACGATAGATACGGATTTTTGGGGAAATAATGGAAGATTTTTTGATTGTGGTTATATCGCTAGGAATGTTGTTTTTGGGTTGTTTGTTAATGGGTGATTTTCTATGACAACAAAGAAACCAAAGGAACACAAATGCAAAGTATGTGGCTGTTACTTTGTGAAAAGCAAATCAACACAGAAAGTCTGCTCAGTTGACTGCGCTATCAAGCTCAGCAAAGAAGATGCACGCAAGAAAAGAGAAAAAATCCAAAGAAGTGAGAGATTGGCCACCAAAAAACGCATGACTGCTTTGAAAGAGAAGAATAAAACTCATAACGAATTAATCAAAGAGGCGCAGGAGGCAGTTAATAAATACATTCGCGCGAGAGATGTAAATCAGTGCTGTATTTCGTGCGTAACGCCATTAATAGCAGAGCAGTTAGGTGGTGGATTTGATGCAGGTCATTATCGCAGTAGAGGCAGCGCACCACATTTAAGATTCTACACATTAAACATTCATGGGCAGTGTAAAAAGTGTAATCGTTATCACGGAGGAAATTATCATCAATTCAGAATTGGCTTAATTGAACGTCTAGGTATTGAAAAAGTCGAGCAAATAGAAGCAGACCAAAGACCAAGACATTATTCAAAAGATGACTTGAGACGGATTAAAAAAATCTTCAATAAAAAAGCAAGAATGTTGGAAAAGCGTAAGGGGTTATAAGTGGGAGACAAATTATTAGAAAAACCAAGAAAGGAATGGGTTCAAAACCACTTAGATGCTTGGGGAGCTTGGGCTTTTAATGGTTTAGATTTTGACTGTCAAACAAATATTATTGCAAAACTAATGCTGGAGGCTAATGGAAATAAAAATTCAAAGCAGGACAGAAAGATGTGTGATGATGAACTAGGATTGGTGATTAGTTCTGTTATTGGTCATTGTATAAAAACGCCATCTCCAGAAGATTATAAGTATATCGAGGCTAAATATATATTTAATTTATCCAACTACTCAATAGCTAAATTTCAACATGCAAAAGATAAGTCTATTTCATTTAACGCTTGGTATAAAAGAATCAATCAAAGCATAGATTCATCAGAATGGATAATTGCTAAGTTTCTTGATTATGCTCTTAAAAATCACAAAAATGCAGATAGATTGCAAAAGTTTGCTTTTAACGTGTAAAAAGTATTGACTCTGGTGTAGTTTTCATATATCGTATGAGTTAATGGTGGTCGTAGTGTAAGTATGATTCACCGCAGGGGTAAGAGTTGGCACTCAGGTGTGCTTACACACTCCCAAGAAACGTTCGATTCGTTTACTTATCCCATTCAACAAAACCTAGCCTTAAAGCTAGGTATTTTTTTAGGATAGTTAACTCAGTTGGTAGAGTGGCTGGCTGTTAACCAGTATGTCGCAGGTTCAAATCCTGCACTGTCCGCCAAATTCACAAGCTCAGTCTTCACGGACTGGGCTTTTTTGTTGCCCCAAAAGCAAGGGGGGGGAGATTATGAAAATGAAAGATGCTGGGACGCAATCATATATCTGGTCGGGATTTAGTGGCTTACTTGCTTGGCTAGGCGATCAACAAAACTTGATGATGGTTAGTCTTGCGATCGGTATTGTTACCGCTCTCGTTAACTTATCCTCAAAGTTTCATGAGCGAAGAGTTCGAATTAGAGAAGAAGCCAGAAAACTCAAAACGAGAGAAGAAGAAAGAAAAATTAGAATTCGCGACGAAGAACGAAAAGAAGAGCTTCACAGGCTTCACGTAGAGCGATTAAAAAAAGGGCTTGATATCGAATGAAACACGCCAAGAAGATAACAGCTTGTTCTGTTGCAATGATTATCGCTGTTGTTATGTCTGATTACTCTAATGAGATTCGCACAGGTGAACGTGGACTAGAAATCATTGGTAATGCTGAGGGCTGCGCTCGTGAGCCTTATAGATGTCCTGCTGATGTTCTAACGGTTGGTATTGGCTCAACAGAATTAAGCGGACTTCAAATTGAACGTAAAAAATATTCAGATGAAGAAATTGCTCAACGTTGGGTAAATGACATTAAGGTTGCAGAGAAATGTGTTAATGACTGGGCAAACGGGAAGAATTTGCCGCAAGGTGCATTTGAGGCAATAGTATCAATCACATTTAATGTTGGATGTTCTAAGCTTAAGCATTCTACATTGTTTAAGCACGCTAAAAATGGTGATATTCAAGCGATGTGCGATCAGTTTCCACGTTGGAAATACGCTAGCGGTAAAGTGTTGCGTGGACTTGAAATCCGTAGACGAAAGGAGCGTGAGCTATGTTTAGCCGACTTACACAAATCTTGATTGTCGTAATTTTGGGCTTGTGTGTCGCGTTGTGGTTCCAGTTCCAATCTATTTCTAACTTAAAAGCCAAAAACACTACTCAAGCCCAAATCATTTCACAGCAAAGTGAAAGTATAAAATCACTTAAACAGCAAGAAGAAATCAACAGGCAGCTCACGCTTGAAATCAGTAGATTAGAGAGTGAATCACGGAGTAAATCAGATGAAGCAATCAATTCTATTTCACATGATGAAAAGAGTGCTGACGCTTACAATGCTAGCGCTCCTCGTTCTATTGTTGAGTTCTTGCGCCAGTAAACCAGTAGCGCAAGTATGCCCAAGTATTCCAGCAGCGTTACTAGCACATCTGGATAGGACAGATTTCACAGGACAGACATATGGTGAAGTAGCCAAATACGCTGTCATTCTTAAACGTGAAAGAGATGTTTGCTTAACTCGAATCGACAAGATTCGAGAGTGGCAAGTAGAAAACGCACAGAATTAAAAGAGGCATAGATATTTCACTATGCCTTTTTTATTATAAAGATGATGATAACTCTCGTTGTGAAGCTACTGCTAAGAAATGGCTACGGTCTTTATAGATTGGATTATTAGCTACACGTTGGTCTATTCTATCAATTAGATATTGCGGTAATACAATATTTACACGCTGGCGTTTACCAAAGTAAGCAGTGATATCTACATCGATTAGTAACCAACTATCGCAATATTGAAAATCTTCTTGCTCTTTATAGTGAAGAAATCCTAAATCTTTAATTTGGGAAATATCAAAATTATCTTCGACCATCATTTCTAAGATGGTATGGATTGCATCAGTTACCATTGGAACAATTTCTTCGACAGTATCTGCACCACTAAAACAAGAGTAAGTTTCATTAAAAAGCGCAGGCACACATAAGCCAAACGCTTCATTTTCATTTTTTGGCGTTTCAACGCCAATGGTAAATAACATATAACCTCCTAGATAGGACTCGGCAGAGCTATAAAAGCCCTGCCGATTTCTTTATGGATCTGACAGTACCTATTGGTAAATCTTTCTTGGGATGCGGAACAGGAAACGTCTTTCCTGTTTTGGGTGAATACCATATATGGTGCGACCCTTTACATCTCAATTCAGTACATCCAATTGCTGTCAGTTCCTTGATTAAGTCGTGTGAGTTCACGTGATACCTCCTTTGCCTTAATCAAATACTATTATACACACACATACACACAAGTCAAGTATTTAAAAAAGGATTAACCTATGCCAAAAAAAGACGAGGTTAAATCCACGTCTAAAGGGCGTGGTGAAACTAAATTCACGGATAAACAAAAATGCTTATTTTTTATTCATTACAAAATGTAAAAGGTACTCCTGATGGGAGTGGGCTTTCCACGGGGCTGGACGCGCGCGGTTTTTGACAGTTTTTTGAATTTCTAGGCATCATCATCTTTCTGTAGTTTTGCTGTTTTTTAGACGTTTTTATTTTTTATGAGAGGAGCAAATGGAAAATTTATTTGATCTGAAACTCAATATAAATCAGATCGCTGAAGTTGCAGGATTGCACCGTCAAACAGTATCTCAACGTGTTGCGGGATTAACTCCAGCTTTAGGCAGTAATAGCAAACTTAAACTATACAAGTTGTCAGATTTGCTAAAAATGGGCCTACACGAAAAAATGTCAGCTGATGTCGATAGTCTTTCCCCTGTTGAACGGCGTGCTTTTTGGCAAGCAGAGAATGAGCGTCTTAAATATGAACGTGATACAGGCGAACTTATTCCTTCCTTTGAAGTTGCACAAGAAATGAGTTTTTTAGCTAAAGCACTTATTCAGCAACTAGAAACATTGCCTGATATTTTAGAGCGTGATTGTGGATTACAACCGTCAGCCCTCGTGCGAGTTCAGCAAATAATTGATGATATTCGTGATCAAATGGCTTTACATATTCAATTAGGTGACACTAAAAACGAACTGGAGGAATAATGTTCGCATCAGCTAAAGATATCCGAAAAGATATAGCAAATGCAATTAAAGCTCCTCGTAGAATGAAAGTGTCAGAAGCTGTATCAGAATATATGCGAGTACCTGTTGGTGGAGGGAATTCAGTAAAGTGGGATAAGCATACTGCTGCTTATATGCTTGAACCAATGGACTGCCTTAATTCTCGTGAATATGATGCAGTGATTTTTGTTGGTCCCGCTCGAACAGGTAAAACGATAGGCTTGATTGATGGTTGGATTACTTATTCAATTATCTGCGATCCATCTGACTTCTTACTTGTTCAGTTAACGCAAGAAAAAGCGAGTGAACACAGTAGGAAAAGATTAGACCGAACTTTCCGTTGTTCGCCTGAAATCGTGAAACGGTTAAGTCCGCGTAAGAATGACAACAACGTACATGATAAATATTTTCGTGCAGGAAACTTATTAAAAATTGGTTGGCCGTCTATCAACGTGCTTTCTTCTTCGGATTACAAATACGTCGCATTGACGGATTATGACCGCTGGCCAGAGGATATTGACGGTGAAGGTGACGGCTTTTCGTTGGCATCAAAACGTACTACTACGTTTATGTCAGCAGGAATGACATTAGTCGAAAGTTCCCCTGGTAAAGATATTGTCGATATCAAGCATACACCTAAAAGCACTCACGAAGCACCACCGACAACAGGCATTTTGAGCTTGTACAATCGTGGTGATCGCCGCCGTTTTTATTGGCAATGTCCTGATTGCTCAGAATATTTTGAGCCGTCAATGGCAAATATGGTGGGTTATCGAGATGATAGCGATTTTGTTAAAGCCAGCGAAAATGCTCGCTTACAATGCCCGCATTGCCAAGCATTGATTACACCTGAATTAAAACGAGAGTTAAACATTAAAGGTGTGTGGCTCAAAGAGGGGCAGAAAATCAATGCAAAAGGCGAGATTACGGGCGAACCTCGCAAATCTCGCATAGCATCATTTTGGCTTGAAGGTCCAGCGGCAGCCTACCAAACGTGGGCGCAGCTCACCTACAAGTTGTTGAACGCCGAACACGAGTATGAGATGACAGGCAGCGAAGAAACCCTCAAAGCGGTCACCAATACCGACTGGGGATTGCCTTACCTGCCACGCTCTGCGCTCGAACAACGCCGTGCTGATGAGCTGATGGAACGCCGTGAAGAAGTTGAAGAGAAAACCGTGCCACCGCAATGTCGCTTTATTGTGGCAGCGGTGGACGTACAGGGCGGAAAAACCCGCCGTTTCGTGGTGCAAATGGTCGGCTATGGAGAGAATGGCGAACGCTGGTTGATAGACCGCTACAACATCTCGCACACCTTGCCCGACAACGACGGTGTGATCGAAAAAATCGACCCACGCATACCGGACGATTGGCAAATACTGATCTCAGATGTGCTGGAAAAACGCTATCCGCTTGCCCACAACCCGAACCACTTTATGCCGATTTTGGCAATGGCGGTGGACAGTGGCGGTGAAGAAGGCGTAACCGATAACGCCTACAAATTTTGGCGGAAATGTCGGCGCGACGGCTACTCGAAACGAGTCTATTTAGTCAAAGGCGACAGCACCAAACGGCAAAAGTTGATTACCAAAACTTATCCCGACAATACCACACGCTCCGACCGACACGCTTCGGCACGGGGCGATGTGCCGTTGTATCTGTTGCAGACGGATTTTCTCAAAGATCGCATCAATAATGCCCTTGCCCGAGATACCGTGGGGGCAAACTACATTCACTTCCCCGATTGGATCGACGAATGGTTTTTCAACGAATTAACCTACGAAGAACGAGGCGCAGACGGCAAATGGCGAAAACCCGGTAAAGGCAATAACGAAGCCTTCGACCTGTTCTGTTATGCCCACGCCGTAGCAATTTTGCGAGGTTACGAGCGGATCAAGTGGGGCGATGAGAAGGACGTGCCAAGTTGGGCAAAACGGCACGACATCAACCCGAATATCATTCGGGAAACACCAAGAAAGGCTGAACAAGTGGTCGAAATTGAAGAAAAACCCGCAAAACCACAACCCAAACCAACCAAAGCCAAAAGCAGTTGGTTAAGTGGTGGCGGAAGAAAAACAGGAGGCTGGCTTTAATTCCCAAACAGCTTTAAATCGTGAGCTTACGAGCCTGTAACAAGGTAGGCACGTTGAGGTAATACAACCCGATCAGAAATGGTCGGGTTTTTTATTATCTAAAATTCATAAAAAGGAAAAAATGATGCAACTAGCAAACCCAGAAAATTTTAAACAGTTTATTCAAATCAAAGATCGCAAAACCATTACTACATCAGAGATTGTGGCAAAGGTTTTTGGTAAGTACCACAAGCACGTTATCCGTGATATTCGTGAAATTCTCGAATCTGGAGATGAAGAATTCAACCGGACCAATTTTGGTCTCGTTGAATATATCGACAAAAAGGGCGAAAAACGCCCAATGTTCGAGATGACCAAAGACGGTTTTATGCTGCTGGTAATGGGTTACAAAACCAAAAAAGCAATGGCGATTAAGATTTCCTACATCAAAGCCTTTAATTCAATGGCAGAGCAAATCAGTCAAAATGGCTTAACCTTACTTGAACAATACTACCAAGCCATCGGCGAACATAAAGCCGAAAAACAGCTTGCGAGTTTTTGTGGTAAAGCCTTGAATGGAAAGGCAAAAAGCCAGTATTGGAAGGTGTAATCCGTATTATGGAAGATAAAATGCAGATTGAGTTGCCTCTATTAAGATAAATAAACTCCAAGAACTCATAATTCTTGGAGTATTGGTTATGTGCAATTAGCGAGTAAGTGAAATTTTTATCATTTGATGTAGCTCATTCGCAGGATCATTGATTACATGTGATATTCGATCTTCACCGGTTTTTAGTACAAACCATTTACGTTGTGATTCTGGTTTCCCATTAATTCTTAACCCATGTTCTGGATAGAAGATTAATGTTAAGAGACTATTACCTAACTTTAGCGTATAAACCTCAAATAGGAATACGTCTAACCCCTGGTTTTCAAAAGTAAGACTATCCCCATTTCCTGATCGTGGGGTCAGTATTAAATTATCACTTTGTTCATCTATCTTCATATCATAATGTTCAATGTGTTCGATTTTTTTTAATGTTTCTTGAAGAGCCTCCAGGGCATCACGTCTTTTCATATTCAATTTCTCAATTAATAAGTGTATGGACGTTGGAATAGGTGTTCTACCACTAGAATATGCTTTATGTTGATTCTCAGTGATATTTAAAATAGATAACCAACGATCTAAGATGAGTTTTGAACGTTTTAGTTCATATTTATATTGATTGTTGTCCATAGGTAAATCCTCCTTTAATGTAGGACAAAGTTATAATATGTAAAGTATATACGCTACCAAGCTGAGATAACGCTTCATTTATGGTGTATATTACACTATTTTTGGTGTATTTCAAGGTGTTTTTATATTATTTTTTATCTTTACCTTGTAGAATTTTTGTTGTACTATTCCCCCATAGGTCTCAAAAGCCTTTTACATTCAGCGGTAATTCACCCCGTCAGCGTGATTTTTTTGTACCTGCAATTTACAAGCGGTCAAAAAACAACAATTTTTTACAATGGTCGGCAGTGCGAAGAATACAATACCCGAAAGGGGAATAATTCCGCCTGACTGAATGCAGGTTTTGAGCTGCCGACCGCCCTAACTCAAAATTAGGGACTTTCTCTCAGAAGGAACATTCAGAATGACTACTCAAATCTCTACCCAAACACTCTCATTTTACGGTTCAGATCTTATTACTCTCAAAGTTGAAAATGTTATCTACACAGCTATTCGTCCGATTGTAGAGGCAATCGGTTTGGACTGGGCAAGCCAATCAGTAAAACTAAACAAAAATAAAGAAAAATTCGGGTGTTGTGATATCGCAACACCTACAAATGGCGGATTACAAAAAATGCTCTGTATGCCAATCAAAAAACTCAACGGCTGGCTATTTAGCATTAACCCCGAAAAAGTGCGAGCAGATTTAAAAGAAAAAGTGATCCGCTACCAAGAAGAATGTTTTGAGGCACTCTATAATTACTGGCATTTTGGCAAAGCGGAACGCAAAACCACCGTAGATGAACGCACCGGCTTACGCAATGCCGTGAATATGTTGGTTAGCAAGAAAGGACTGATTTATTCCGATGCCTACAACCTTGTTCATCACTATATGAACGTTGAAAGCATTGAAGATATACCAGCAGAAAAATTACCAATGGCGGTGGAATATGTCCATAAAATTTGTTTAGAGGGCGAGTTGATTATTGACCCGCCAAAACAAGATGATGACCTTGCAGATAATCTTACTTTAACCTCAATGTGGTTCGCACTTTATAACTGCCTAGATTTATTAGGGCAGCTTGAACAACCTTTGCGAGCAATCGGATCGCACTTCGGTTCAACGGCATACACTCACGCTACGGAATATTGCCACACATTACAATTTGCGAGAGATGTGCTAATGCCGAAATTAGAGGGCGTAGAAGAGCCGCACTACCATTTAGCATTGAAAACAATGCGAGCAAGAGAATACCCACTAAGAAGAGGTATTACTAAACGATAATTTAGCAAAATTTTAATCAAAACCGACCGCTTGTAGCACGCTGTAAGCGGCTTTTGGCGTATCTAAAAATCACAGAATACAACTGCACGGGTAGAAAGCTTGTGCGGTTTTTTATTGGAGTAAAAATGAGCCTTTACACCATTGACGAGCTTAAACAAAAAATCCGCACGCTTGATGAAAAAATCGAAACCGCACAAAGCCAAGTGAGCTTTAACGGGCGGTCTGTATCATATCAGGTGGCTGAATTAACCAAACAACGTGATCGCTATCAAACCATGCTGGACGAACAGCTTGCAACAAGCGGTCAGAAAGTGCGAAAACATCGCATTAAGTACGCAAGATTTATCTAAAAACAAACCCCGACAGGCGGCAACCTATCGGGGTTTTTTCATATCCACTTATCGTACCTAAGAGGACATAAATTTGAATGAATTTTAATATAGAGATCGCAAAAATGCTAGAAGTAATTGAAAAATCAGCCAAAGCACGCCGATTTGCTTATATTTTCATTATATTGCTGTTTTCTGCTGCCGTATGGTGGAAACTTCCTGATGTAATTATGACATTTAACGGTGGTTAAGATGAACTTCCTCGAAAAAACCATTGCAGCCCTTTCCCCAAAATGGGCGGCAAATCGCTCCCGAAACCGCTATGTGCTGAATGCTTATGAAGCAGCATTACCCAGCCGAACCCATAAAGCCCAACGAGAGGGCAAAGGGGCAAATACCACCGTTCGTCAAAGTGCGGTGAGCTTACGAGAGCAGGCACGCGCCTTAGACCAAAACCACGACATTGTGATCGGCATTCTCGACAAAATGGAAGAGCGGGTGATTGGCTCGAAAGGCATTCACATTGAACCGCAACCGCTCACGCTTGCTGGTGATGTCCACGAAGAATTAGCGGGGCAAATCCGTAAGCTGTGGGCGGAATGGTCGGTCAAGCCTGATGTGACGGGCTTATATACTCGCCCACTGTTGGAACGAATGCTATTGCGGACGTGGTTACGAGACGGCGAAGTCTTTGTTCAGCTGGTAAAAGGCAAAGTGGCAGGGCTGGAACACGGATCACAAGTGGCGTTTTCGCTCGAAGCCTTAGAGCCGGATTTTGTGCCAATGCAGTCGGACGAAGCCAAAAACGGCTTAGTGCAAGGCGTGTTTCTGAATGCGTGGCGGAAACCGACCGCTTACCAAGTCTATTTAGACAATCCGCAAGAAAGCAGTGCAATGTACGGCAAAGTTAAAACCGTACCGGCAGAAAATATGTTGCACCTCGCCTTTCGCAAGCGGTTACATCAAATCCGTGGTGTGAGTATGTTGCACGGTGTGATTGTGCGACTGGCGGATCTGAAAGAGTATGAAGAGAGCGAACGAGTGGCAGCTCGCATTGCGGCAGCAATGACGATGTACATCAAAAAAGGCGATGCTGCACTCTACGGCGATGACGAGCAAGGCGATGAACAACGCTTATTTGATATTGCACCTGGTGCAGTCATTGATGATCTGAAACCTGGAGAAGACATTGGGTTAATTAACTCAAATCGTCCTAATACTAACTTAGAAAATTTCCGCAATGGTCAATTGAGAGCCACTGCAGCAGGCACAAGATCAAGTTATTCAAGCATTGCTCGAGATTACAACGGCACTTATTCTGCACAACGGCAGGAACTTGTAGAAAGTTTTGAAGGCTATGCGGTACTACAAGATGCGTTTGTGGCAGCAATTAGTCGTCCGATTTATCGGGAATGGCTAAAAATGGCGATTGCCTCACAAGCGATTAAATTGCCTGATGATATTGACCAAAACTCGCTCTTTAATGCGGTTTATTCAGGGCCTGTAATGCCTTGGATTGATCCGATAAAAGAGGCGAATGCATGGAAAGAGCGTATCAAAGGTGGTCTAGCAACTGAAGGGCAAGCAATCCGAGCAAGCGGAAACAATCCAGCCGAAGTCAAACGACAGCGGATCGTTGAAGTGAAAGAAAATGCTCGTGAAGGCTTGAAGTTTGATACTGACTTAACTAATACACAAGGAATTACTGATGGAAAAAACAAAAATGATTCTACCGCCGATGGCGATGGGGACAGCAACCAAGACGAATAATCAGTCTTGGTTTACTATCAAAGCGGCTGCGAATGATACTGCTGAAATATCAATCTATGAAGAAATTGGCGGCTGGGGGATTTCGGCACAACAATTTGCTAAGGATTTAAAAGCCCTTGGCAATCTCAAAAACATCGACTTACATATTCATTCCCCTGGTGGTTCGGTGTTTGACGGAATTGCTATCTACAACCTACTTAACAATCACTCAGCAACAAAGACCGTCTATATCGACGGTCTTGCTGCATCTATGGCATCGGTTATTGCAATGGTGGGGGATACGGTCATTATGCCCGAAAACGCAATGATGATGATCCACAAACCTTGGGGTATTCAAGGCGGTGATGCTGAAGATATGCGGAAATACGCCGACTTACTCGATAAAGTCGAAAACACCTTAATCCCCGCTTATGCCAAAAAAACAGGCAAAAGCCACGAAGAATTAGCAGAAATGCTAGCTAAAGAAACTTGGCTCAACGGTAAAGAATGTGTTGAGCAAGGTTTTGCCGATAAACTCGCCGAGCCTGTGAAGGCAATGGCAACTATTCAATCAGAACGTATCAAGGAGTACGCAAATATGCCAAAAGCAATGAAAGAAATGTTGTTTGCCCCACAAGGCAACGCTAAACCGCAACAACCTGCTCAAACGACATCACCTGTCGCAGAAGCTCAACCAGTTGCAAAAAATCCAGAAAACCCGACCGATCTTTCGTCTAGTGTCGATCCTATTTCGGCATTAGCGGAACGCAACGCTAAAATTAAAGCTACTTTTGCCGCTTTCGGCGATAAATATGATGGCTTAATGGCAGATTGTCTTGCTGATGTATCAATGACAGCAGAGCAAGCCAAAGACAAGTTACTCGCCAAATTAGGCGAAAACACTACGCCAAGCGTACCACAAAACCATATTTATGCTGGTAATGGTAATCTTGTAGGCGATAGTGTTAAATCCGCTTTACTTGCTCGTGCTGGTGTCGATAAAGCAGAGAAAGACAATGCTTACAATGCAATGACCTTACGTGAGTTGGCTCGTGCCTCATTAGTTGATCGTGGTGTCAGCGTATTAAATTACAATCCAATGCAAATTGTAGGTATGGCGTTCACGCATTCTACAAGTGACTTTGGTCAAATTCTCATTGATGTAGCACATAAATCTGTGCTTCGTGGTTGGGAAGAAAGCAAAGAAAACTTTGAAAGCTGGACACATAAAGGAACCTTAACGGATTTCCGTCCTGCCTATCGAGTAGGCTTAGGTGGTTTTGACAGCCTACCAATGGTGCGAGAAGGGGCTGAGTACACCTATGTAACATTGGGTGATACAGGTACGCACGTATCTTTGGCAACCTATGGTGGCTTATTTAGCATTACACGCCAAACGATCATCAATGATGATATGAATATGCTAACAGCTATTCCATTCAAACTTGGTCAAGCGGCACGAGCAACTATCGCAGATTTAGTGTTTGCCCAATTAACTGGTGATCCTGTGATGACCTACGATGGCAAGAAATTGTATGATGCAACTCACAAAAACACCTTAACCAATGGCAAAATTGATGTGACAACCATTGATCAAGCAATTCAATTAATGAATGCTCAAAAATCTTTTGATGGCAAACAATTAGCTATTGAGCCAGATGTTTTACTCACACCAACATCTTTATTTACCAAAACTAAACAGGTATTAGGCTCAAGTTCTGTTGAGGGTGCGGATATTAACGCGGGCATTATCAACCCATTGCAAAATGTGGTGCCTGTGACTAAATCACAACGTCTACAAGGCATTAATCCTAAAGTTTGGTACTTGCTCAACAAAGAGGCTATTGAAGTATCCTACCTCAACGGCGTAGAAACACCATTTATCGATCAGCAAACTGGTTTCACTGTAGATGGCGTGACAACCAAAGTGCGCATTGATGCTGGTGTAAATGTACTAGATCATCGTGGTATTGTACGTGTAACAAATGCGTAAATTCTCCCAAAACTGACCGCACTTTAATTAGTGCGGTTTTTTATTATCAAAAATAAGGAAAATTCTTATGGCTAAAAACTTTATTCAAAATGGTGACACCATTGATTTTGTTGCGACAAAAGCAACTAAAAGCGGCGATGTTGTACAAATCAATGACCTCAACGCCATTGCAGTCACAGATATTGAAAATCAAGCAACGGGTACAGGTATTGTAGGTGGCGTATGGCGTGTGAAAGCCAAACAATCAGACGATATTCAACAAGGTGCAATTTTATATTGGGATAATGCTGCTGGCGAAGCCACAACCACAAAAGGCTCTCATAAACGCCTTGGTATTGCTTGGTCAAACTCAGGCACATCATCTGCAGAAGTTGATGTGAAGATCAATGTCTAGCCCTTTTGAGCAGGCGTTATCACTGGCAGATCAAACCATCACTCAAACAATGATGTCGGAATGGCTAATTAACAATAAGCCTTATCCTGCAACTTATGACGAAGCTCCTCGCATTATGGAGGGGCTTCATTCTTATGAGGAGCAAGCATTAAACGGCACATTGCGAACCTTAACCCTCTTTCGTACATCAGGCTATAAGCCCCGTTTAGACGATAAAGTGGTCGGAAATGGCAAGAAATATCTGGTTAAATCCTACCACTTTGTCGATGGAATGATCGTATTACAGCTGGAGTAAGCGATGAGCAAAATCACAGGTGAGCGTGAGTTACGCCAAGCAATGCAAAAACTGCAACGTGACGTCAATAAACAAGCGGCAAAATCTCTCCGAAAAATTGCAAAATCGGCAATGAAAAAAGCAACTAAAAATGTTGCGCAGCAGATAGGTGTTAATGCAAAAACGGTGCGTGGCAGAGCAAGGCTTACATTCTCGCCAACGGCAAATAATCCGAAAGCGATTATTCGAGTTAATCGCAGCCATATGCCGTTAATCCGTGTGTTGGAAACTAAACGCAACCGCATTTCTTCTCGCAAAGGTGTGTTACGAGTAGGGCGGCATTCAGTTTCCCGTGGCTTTGTTCAGCGGCTTGCTAATGGGAGAACACACATAATGTTTCGTCAAGGGCGAGAACGTTATGGGATTGATGTGGCAAAAATCCCACTGGCAACGCCTTTAACTAACGCTTTTCAAAAAGAGTTGGTGGATTATCCTGAACAACTTAGACAGGAATTATCCAAAAATCTCTCAGCTTCATTACGGAGAAAATAATGAAAATCCATTCTCAAATTCGAGAGGAAGTCCTCACTTTTCTGAAAAAGAAAATTAGCGATGTTGAGTATTTCTATAACGGTAGCCCTTCGTTCATCAATATTGATGAAGAGCAGAAAGCCATTGCGGTTTTTATTGATGATGCATTTTGTCAAGAGGCTACGACTTGTTACGACCAATGGCAAGCCAAACTCAACGTGGCGATTTACATCAAATCTATTGACAATGGTGAAAATGAACTAGATGAGATTGCTCAGCAAGTTGCCGATTGCTTAGAACAAGCAGAATTTATACACCTAGATAGTATTGCATTGACAGCATATAGCTACGAGCAAGATCAACAACAACGTACTTGGTACGTTTCACAAATTCAATTTAATATCGAATATGGATTAGAAGGAGAAAACTAATGGCTAAAACAACCCCGTTCCAAGGAACAAAATTTTATCTCGGCACTGGTGTCGAAGCTGAAAAAGCAATTACGGCTTGTGAAGTTTCACCTAATGCCAAAATCACAGTAGCAAGTCACGGTTTGAAAAAAGGTGATTGTATTAAAATCACAGGACTAGGAGCACTTGATGGTTATTACCCAGTTAAAGGTGTGGATAACAATACTATTACCCTTGCCGATGAAGTGGATTGGTCAAACCAAGACAAACCAACGGATTTTGCGAATGCTAAAATGGCAAAAGTAAAATGGTCATCTAATTTCTGCGCAATCAAGAACATCGAAAAAGACGGTGACACCTTGACCGAAGAAGATGTGACGACTATGTGCAGTGAAGGGACTGAAACAGAGCCTGGGGATATTGAACTCGGTTCGGTGAAGTTAACTTTCTTTTATGCGCCAGCAACAGTGATGCAAGCCGACTTGCGTAAGAAATTCTACGGCAAAGAAACGTTCCCATACTTGATTGTCTTCAAGGAAAATCAAGGTTCACTTTACGGTACAGGCTTTATCCAAACGGGTGCTAACATCAGTGGTGAAGTTAAAGGCAAGTTTGAATCAGGTATTACGATCAAGCAATCAAAACGTGACTACTTATTACCAGTCGCTTAACCATAAACAGCCCTCAATCGAGGGCTTTTTTATTGCTTACAAAAGGAAAAACTAATGAAAGGCACACGAGAAACACTTTTAAAAAATAAACCACGTTTAACAAAACTGGAAATTAACGGTGCAGAATATTATGTACGTGAATTTAATGTAGGTGAAGTCAACGAACAGCTTTACGGACAACAACAACGTTTAGTTAAAATTGCACAATCACAAGGGATTGAATTAAATTTTGACGATACGGAAGAATTAACTAAGCAATTAGCGAAAATTTACGATCCCCATACATTAACCCGCACGTTAGCGATCCGCCTGTGCGATGAAGATGGGAATAATCTGTTTGATGCAGAAAATGAAGAAGATTTAGCCGCACTTTCGCAGTTAGACAAAGAAGTCTTTGAAAAATTAACTGAAGTAATCAACCCAAAGGAAGAAGAAACAAAAAACTAACGAACCGACGCAAGTTCCAAATCAATCTGTCGCTTGCGTTGGGTAAAACCTTAGCAGAAATCGAACAAATGCCAGAGCAGCACTTGGAAGAATACCAACAATTCTACAATGAACAGCCGTTTGGACTTTGGCGTGAAGATTATCGCACGGCTCAAATATCACATTTACTCGCAATGATTAATCGTGATCCAAAATCAAAACCAATGGAATTAACTGACTTTATGCCATTTTATAAAGAGCAGAAAACAGAAGAATTGGAAGATGACGGAAGTGCAGAGTTTTTGGCGAGTCGATAAAAGAATCATCATCTCAAAAATAAGGTTAATATTTTTTGGGGAGTATTAAAAATTGACTGCTTATTATTTTTGCAGTAAGATTTCCCAAAATAGCCAAATTGTAACTAATTACTTTTTGGCTTTTTTTATGCGTAAAATTTCTCAAACATCTTTAAATTGGTAGATACCAAGCCGAAAGGTAGGAACGTTGTGGGCAACAAACAACCTCGATCAGAAATGGTCGGGGTTTTTTATTACTCAAAATTTAACAGGAGCATCTTTATGCAAGCATTAAAAACAGATTTTTTAGGTCAAGAAATTACGTTAATTGATAACAACGGCGTGGCTTATGTGGCAATGCGTGAGATTGTGTTAGGGATTGGGTTAGAATGGGCTAGACAAGCTCAGAAACTCAATAAACAAAAGGAAAAATTCAGTTGTGTACATATGCCTACAACTGGAAAAGATGGCAAACAATACGAAATGTTGTGTATGCCAATCAAGAAATTAAATGGTTGGCTGTTCTCAATCAACCCAAATAAAGTGCGTTCAGATTTAAAAGAGCGATTGGAAAACTACCAAGAAGAATGTTTCCTTGCTTTATGGGATTATTGGACAACAGGTATTGCTCGTCGAGATGAAGTGAAGAATAAAACAGAGGCTTGGCGAGCTAAAATGGCAGATTACAAAATGCGATCTAGCCAAAAAGGAAAGGCGTTAAACGAATGCAAAAAAGAAAAGGCTGAACTTGAGCGAGAGTTTGCAGCGATTCAGCAAATGGATTTATTCCTAGAAATTTAAGGCATGGTCATAACAACCATGCCTTTTTGTTATTACCAATATTTGAAGCATACTCCAAAAAACAAACCCCAAACATTCGCAGTGTTCGGGGTTTTTTTATTATCCACTTAATCTGACTAAGAGGACATAAATCAAGATGAATTTTAATATAGAGGTGGCAAAAATGCTAGAAGTTATTTCAAAAGATGCAACAGCTCGCCGTTTTGCTTACGTTGTTGTGGTTTTAAGTTTTATTTTTGGTATGTCGTGGGTACTACCTGATTTGATTAATGCAATTCGCTGGTGGTAATTGTGAATAAAACAATGAAGTTTTTGGCGAGTCGATAATTTGAAGTTCATCACAGAAAAACATTCTCCAGTTTTGTATAATTTACATACTTTTACAAACTGGAGAATAATAATGAGAAAACTATTCTTTTCTTTTTTTATGATACCTGTATTAGCTTTAGCTAATCCTAATATTAAATTTGAAAACGATGATGTTAAGGGAGAATATACAGTAAGCATTGGAGATCCTGAGTCTACTAACTGGATTAAAGTTTTGCTTCTTACGCCTAAAACTAATGTGTTAGCATTCTCAAAAGAAAATCAGGAAAGAAAATATATAAATTGTTATGAGTCTTTCTCTATACTTTTAGATGAAAAACCTTTAATTCCCGAATCAATTAGACTAAGAAGTAATGGTAGCCGAGTGTATGCAGAAGATGTCTTATCGAAAGATGATGAAGACTTAAATAGAATTATGAATACACCCAAAAAATATGAAGAGTCTTTTTATGTGGATTTAACTAATAAGAATCTCAAGAATATTATTGATTCATCAGAAATTTCTTTAAAAGTCTGTGAAGAAACCGAAAATTTCTCTCCAGAAGAAATGACGGCATTGAAGCAAACAATACTAAAAAAGCTGGAGAAATAGTATGAAAAAATTAATATTAATATCATCTTTATTTCCTGTTATTTGTATAGCGGATATTAATCTTAGTCATGATATTTGGAATATTTCATTTGAAAGATCTGAAATGAATGATTCCATTTCGGTCTATATGACTACTAAATCTTTAGAAGCTTTTAATGTGTATGGTAGAAGTGTGAGAGCTAGTATGATGATTCGTTGTAAAGATAACAAAACAGAGATGTTTATTCATTATCCTGGAATTTATTTAGACAATGATTATGTAAGAGTTGAGTATCGCTTGGATAAAGATAAATCGATTAAAGCAACTTGGAATACTTCAACAGATTATGAAGCTACTTTTGTGAAAAAACCTCTTTCAGTGATTAAATCCATGTTTGATAAAGACAGAATGTTGGTGAAAGTATCACCTTATAGTAAATCACCAATCACCTTGCCATTTAATATTTCAGGTTTGAAGGAATCTATTGAACCTTTAAGGAAAGCATGTAATTGGTAAGTTTGTAAAGCCCCTTGACCCAGAGGGGCTTTTTATATTTAGAGATTCAAATGTTAAACATCGTATAGATGGCTTAGAAAAATAATAAAATTCTCCAAAAACACTTGAATAAGTTCAACATCGTATAGATGGCTTAGAAATCTACAGGAGAGGTAAATTGTTCTATTTATAGGTTCAACATCGTATAGATGGCTTAGAAAAGTAACTGGATCGGTTAAGAACATAACGTCTTCGTTCAACATCGTATAGATGGCTTAGAAACACTTTTATAAAAGTATGATTAAAGACATCAAGTTCAACATCGTATAGATGGCTTAGAAAAAATTGCGAAATTATTTGCATAGTTTATCAAAATTAAGTACCATGTCAGCACTATGTAAGTCATAGTTAAGTAGTAACACTTAAACAATTATTTCTAAGAGTTAATAGTACATATTAACAAAGATTAGTGACAGTAATCATTTTGTTCTTTGTAGCAATTTAACTAAAGATGTAGCTTGCCAATAGAACTTGTGCGAGCTTTTTTAGTCAAAAAATTGAGGAGGAGCGCACTATGAAAACATCACACAAACTAACATATGTTGCAAGTTTTATGATAGGCATGGGATCAATTTTGAATATTGGCTCTATTTTCACTCCTATAAATGTACGTCCTGCAAGCGATGATCAAATAAAACTAAAAGAGGACTGGAACGCTGTAGGTGGTTATTTGTATAAAGCAATGAGAAAGTCAGAAGATGCAGGAAAAACAACAGGATGAAGCTGACTTAGTTGCACTGGATAACAACAATGACATAGTTCAAAAAGTTGTTAAAACACCAGAGCTACTTGAACAAGTTTTAGATACTCCAGAAGCAAGTGGCGTGATATCATTACTTGTTCAGCAGCAGATTAGTCATTCAGGACCTCTTCCTATGGCTAAAGAAATGCAGAAATATAATGAACTCATCCCTAATGGGGCTGACAGAATTATGAGATTAGCTGAAAACGAGCAAAAAAATCGTTATTCTATCCCTAAATGGTCTTTATTTATTAGAGGGTTAGGTTTAGTTTTTGCTATGATAAGCGTTGCATTGGTTGTTTTCTTTTGCTTTTCCCTGATGGAAAAAGGGCAGTATGGGTTGTCAGTTACTGTTATGATTAGCGTCCTTGTTGCGTTAGCAGGTGTATTTGCAGTTGGAAAAATAGTAACACCTCACACGGACAAGAATACAAATGAAGAATAAATCTTAATCCCACTTTACACAGTGGGATTTTTGTTTTATATTTTAAAACAAGGTCTCAAAAGCCTTTCTCAAAACGGTATCCATAAGGATAGTAAACACCCCGTCAGTGTGATTTTTTTATGCTTTAAATTTGCTTCTTTTTCTCATCAACAAATTTAGGCATAGACAATAATTTAGTATCAATGATCGAGAGTGCGACGAATACAATACCTTCGGGGAATAAGTCCGCTAGATTTTGAGCTAGTTTTGAGCTCTCGATCACCCTAATTCGATTAGGGTACTTCTCTCAAAAGGAAACTCAAAATGACAGCTCAAATTCAAACTATCAACTTCCACAATCAACCACTTTCCACTTTTGAACACAACAGTATTTGCTATGTTGCAATGAAACCAATCTGCGAGAATATTGGCTTAAATTGGGATGGGCAACGTCAACGTATTCAACGTGATGAGGTGTTAAGTCAAGGTACGGTTATCATAACCGCACCTACGAATAGTGGTGATCAACAAATGCTTTGTCTTCCAATTGATTACTTAAATGGATGGTTGTTCGGTATTGATGTAAAACGTGTTAAACCCGAAATCCGAGATTTATTGATTACATACAAAAAAGAGTGTTACAAAGCCTTACAATTACATCTGAACAGTAAGAAACTTTATTTCTCATAATTGACAACATATCCATTTTACCTTACTATCACTCTCAAGGCGTCGAAACCTTATAAGCAAGTAGCGGTAATCCGCACCCGATAGCATAGCGGTTTTTTTATGCGTAAAATTTGTGATCTGTTTCTTTCTCTCAAGAATTTTGATTACGCATACCCAAAATTCATCTATGCCGAGAGGGCGAGGAATACAATACCTGAAAAGGAAATAACTCCGACCGACTACTTGCGGTTTTCGAACCTCTTGGCACCCTAATTCTAGGGTTATCTAAACTTCGAAAAAACAAGTAGGAGACAATTATGTCTAATCAAATCTCAACTCAAACCATCTCTTTTTATGGCTCTCAATTAATTACTTTAAAAGTCGATGATGTAATCTATACAGCGGTTAAACCAATCGTTGAAGCATTAGGCTTATCTTGGGGAACTCAAAAGAGAAAACTCATTGAACAAAAAGAAAAATTCAGTTGGGTTCATATGAACTCAACTGGATCTGATGGCAAGACTTATGAAATGCTCTGTATGCCACTTAAAAAACTCAATGGCTGGTTATTTAGCATTAATCCTGAAAAAGTGCGGTCAGATTTAAAAGAAAAAGTAATCCAATACCAAGAAGAATGTTTCGAGGCACTTTATAACTATTGGTATCACGGCAAAGCAGAAAGAAAAACAACCACAGACGAAAGAACAGGACTAAGACAAGCTGTTAGCCAGTTGGTCAGTAAAAAAGGTTTAATCTATTCAGATGCTTATTCACTCATTCATCAACGCTTTAATGTGCAACATATTGATGAACTGACACCAGAACAGATTCCTATGGCGGTTGAGTATATTCACAAGATCGTTTTAGAGGGCGAGCTCATAACAGACACATCGCCAAAAGTGAAAGAAGATGAAATTGTCGTGCCTTACAATGTGTTTTATTCTTTATATAAACACGGACAACGTGGGCGACAATTAGGATATGAAGTGAGTATTTTATTGGATTCCTTGTTGAAATTATTAGGCGCAGAATACGGAAGACCTAAGCTCACAGGCTTAGCCTATGATTGCCAAGCACAATGTATCCATTGGTTAGATTTAGCAGAGAAGATTATTGATAAGAGAAATTTAACTGGAGTAAGAGCATAAAACTCACTGAAAAAACGACCGCACTTTTTATAGTGCGGTTGAAAAAATAGACTATTTTTGTTATGTTTGAAGGTAAATAAGGAGGTGAAATATGTTGAATTCAGTATTAAATAGTTTAATGAAAATTATCAATACGTCAGCATGGGGAATTGTTTTTTTCATTTCCTTGATTTCTATTGGCATGATTGTGTACTCTTTATTTACAGATCAACTTCTCATTTTATTTATAGGCGGTAGCTTTATTTTTCTTTGGGCGATAGTGGCACTAGGTATCTGTCTATTTGCGCCTAAAGGAAAACGTAAAGAGATTTTTCATAAAGTATTTTTTAAAAATGAATACTAAATAAGTTAATTTTGAATTAAAGCTCACTTCGGTGAGCTTTTTTTATGGAGAAAATTTATGTCTGGAACATTAAGTTATTTACATATCCATTTAGCACTAGAACAAGCTAAATTCCAAAGCAATCTAGAAAAAGCCCAGAGAAAAGCAAAACAATTCTCAGAACGGACAACACAATATTTAAATAATATTGAACAAGCTGCTAAGAATTTGAATCGCAATTCAAATATTGCTATTTCTGCGGGGATCGGAAGATATTTAGGAAGTGGAGCACAAGCGTTTATTCGTCAAGCGGATGTTTATACTAATATTGGCAATAAACTACGCTTGGTTGAAGAACAGGGAATTAATAGTTCTAGAGCATTGCAATCTGTATTTGATATTTCATTAAAGACGGCACAAAGTGTGGATGCAACTTCTAGTGTTTACCAACGATTTGCTCAAAATGCTCAACAATTAGGGATTTCACAAAGTCAGGTCGCAAGTTTAACAGAAACAGTATCAAAAGCAGTAGCTATTTCTGGGGCAAGTTCGGCAGCAGCCCAAGCAGCATTAATGCAATTTGGTCAATCTTTAGCATCAGGTGTTTTTCGTGGTCAAGAATTTAATTCAGTAATGGAGCAAACGCCAGGTTTAGCACAAGCTATTGCTAGAGGGTTAGGTGTGACGACAGGCGAACTTCGTCAAATGGCGAATGACGGTAAATTAACGGGTGATATTTTAGTTAAGGCTTTAGAAAAGGCTAAATCAAGTGTAGACACTCAGTTTAGTACACGAATTTTAACGGTATCAAGTGCATTAGAAAATTTAAATACCTCAGCAACAAAGTGGATTGGTGAAGCTAATAATACTATTGGTGTAACATCAGGGCTTGCAAAAAGCATTGATTTTTTAGCTAAGAATTTTGATTTTTTGGCTACATCAGCAGTAACAACGGCATCTACTTTTGCCTTAATTAAGTTTGGTCCAAAAGCAAAAGAGGCTTTTGATAAAGCACAAGCAGTAAGTGAACTCGCACAAAAGACTATTTGGCTAACAAAAGCAGAACAGGCTCAAATTGCAACGGAACTAAAAGCCACACAAACTTATATTGCAAGTTTACAAGCTAAGATTAATCTTGCAAGAACAGAAGAATTGAGAATAGCGTTAAGTGCCGAAATGCAAGCTCAAACTCTACGAGAAACGGCTTTAATTGAGGCACAAGCAACCGCTACAACAAAATTAGCTGCGGCAAGACGTTCTGCTAGTGTTTTGGGTAAAGCTCTTGCTTTTCTTGGGGGACCTTGGGGCGCGTTAGCTTTAGCTGCTTCAATAGCGGGTTCAGCGATGTATGAGTGGTATCAGAAAGCGGAACAAGCTAAAAAAGAAGCATTAGAATTTGCTAATAATCTTGATTTAACGACCGAAGCTTTAAAGAAAATGGATAGTGCTACCCTTCAAGCAACAGCGGCAAAAGTAGCACAAGGTATTGATGAACAAAAAAATGAAGTTTTAAAGTTAACAAAAGAGTACGAAAATTTAAATTTAGAATTAGAAAAAGCGAAAGAACAACACGGAAAGGTTGTCCAGACTGGCTATCAGGGTTATCAGAAAATCATTGATAATACAGCTCGCATTGTTGAATTAGAAAGAAAGTCCGTTATTAAGAAACAAGAATTAAGAGAACAACAGTTAAAGCTTAATTCAGCAAACCAAACCGCGACAGACATTCAAACAGAATTAAATAATAAACAAGAGTTATATACTCAACAACTTACACCATTAATAGATTCAACTGTAATAGCGATTGAGAAAATTAAGGAGTTTGGTGAAAAATCGAAAGACACTGTCAGTCAGATAGCAAAATTAACAGGTACAGTGACTGGACTTGTCATTGAGTTTCAAAAACTTAATGGAATTAACATAGGTTTAGATACTACGCCTAAATTAAGTGAAGGTGCTAAAAAATTAATTGAGCAATCAAAGCGTCGTTCTGAAATAACAGGAGAGAAAGACCCATATAAAAAATCTAAATTACAGGCTCAGGATTATGTGCTTAACCTTGGTGATCATTATAGCGATGAGGATAAAAAAGCAATTCTAGCGCAGAAAGAGAAAGAGTTTTTAGCTCAAAATTTAGCCCAAAGTCAATCAAAGGGCGAAAGAACTCGCCAAAACTGGCTAAATTTCTATGATGAATTGCGACAAAAAAGTAGTTCAACTTTGGGTGAAATAGTGCTTGAACAAGCAAGGATGTTTCAACGTTTAGAGGAATATAACAAGAAAGGGATTGTTTCACATCAAGAATATGAAACAGCTAAACTTGCGATTACTCAACGTTTTGCTAAGCAACGTCTTGAACTTGCTTCACAGTATGCGCCAGAAGTCGGTTTAAAAGCTAAACTTGAGGAAGACATCGCTGTCATTCGTGAACTTCAACAAGCAAACGAGTTAACACTCCAACAAGCGCAACGTGCGGTAAATGCGGTGACTTTGAATTACGCTCAGGGAATGGCACAGAACGCAGTAGATCCACTAGCTAAGTTAAGGGGGCAGTTTGACCCGAATCAAGATTTAGCGAATAAACAAGCGGAAGAAATTGCGTTGATTAATGCGTTCTATGCGAATAAAGAGGGTCTTGAGGAAGAGCATCAAGCACGGATTCAAGAAATTAAAGACCGTTATAAAAATGATCAGTTTCAGAAAGAAATGAGTACATATGCTGCTGGTTTAAATGATCTAGGGGGAGCTTTTGGCAATCTTGCTTCAATGGTAGAGCAATCAGCAGGTAAACAATCATCTGCATATAAAGCAATGTTCGCAGTAAGTAAAGCATTTGCGATTGCTGAGGCAACTGTGAAATTATCACAAGCTATCGCTCAGGCAATGGCTGCTCCTGATTCCCTTACGCCAGCACAAAAATTTGCCAACATGGCTGCTGTTGCAGCAGCGGGTGTGAATGTTATCTCGCAAATTTCGAGTGTAGGATTTTCCAGCGGTGGCTATACGGGCGACGGAGGCAAGTATCAACCTGCTGGGATTGTTCACAGAGGGGAATATGTTATCACAAAAGAAGCGACAGCACGTCTTGGTTTGGATTATCTCAATTACTTAAACTATGGAAAACGTGGCTTTTCTAGTGGTGGTGGCGTATCTGTTCCACGCCTGCCGACTTCTTCATTTCAATCAAGCACGCCAAATATTTCTGTGAAAGTCATCAACAATGGTGAACCAGCACAAGCTAATGTTTCAACTAAACAAAAAGGCGGACAGCTTGAGTTGACAATCGAACTCGTACGCAATATAGCAAAACAAGAAGCAAGTGAAATGATTCAAACTAACTTTAGACCAGGAGGGGCTTTTTCATGATTCAAGAATTTAAGTGGTGTGTGCGTCCAGAATTAAGTATGGACAATGCACCTAAAATTTATGAACGGGATTTTGGCGATGGTTATACACAGCGACAAGTGGCTGGAATAAATAATCTGTTACGTACATTTTCGGTTGTTGTCAAAGTAAGGCGAAGTGAAGCGATAGAAGTTGATAAGTTTTTGGCTCAGCATAAAGGTGTTGAGCCTTTTTATTTTATCGACCCGATATCTAAAGAGAAAAAGAAAGTCGTCTGTACACAATGGCCAGCTAAAGTTGGTATTACTTATACAGAATTCACTTGTGCATTTAAAGAAGTGGCAGACACAAAAGTCTCTCAATCATCGTCGGGAGAATGTGCCATCGGTGATGTACCAGATTTAGTCGCTATCTTGGATAAAAAATTGGAGCAATTTAATGGCTAATTTAAATAAAAGACTAATTGATTTTGCGCAAGCAGTGAGTGAAAAGCTGCTTAATGTGCTGAATAAAATCAAAGAGCTTGAACAAACCATACAAACTGTTAGAGGGATAAAAGGAGATAAAGGTGATCCAGGTCCTCAAGGACCAATAGGAGAACGAGGACCGGCAGGGCGTGATGGTATTACGGGTCCCTCTGGTTCAGATGGTCGTAATGGATATACATTTACACCGAGTTTATCTAGTGCAGGAATATTAAGCTGGACTAATGATGGTAATTTACCCAATCCAAGCTCAATAAATATAAAAGGACCTAAAGGTGATATTGGACCTCGAGGGTCCACTGGGCCTCAAGGGAAGCAAGGACCAATAGGACCTCGTGGTCCCGCAGGTTATGAAGGAGAGATATCTAACTCATACAACGGTAATAGAAGAAATGTTCCAGTTAGTGAGTATGCTGTTGGTGAGTTGTACAATTATGTATACGAATCTTTACAAGCACAACCTGAGCGAGTTTGGGCGGGCAACGTGAACTCTGGGGATATTACATTAAGTAAGAATGTATTAGGCAAGACTGTTATCGTTCTCATGCAGCATGGTCAAAGTCACACTCTAACAGATAATAATTTAGTTGAGGTTGTGAGTTTTAATGCGTTTAACATCGAAAACAAAACAGATGGGAGTATATCGTTCCTTTCTGTCATATGGTATCACGCGTGGACTGATGTTAGGCAACTTAAATTCGAACTTAATACCTCTGGTACAAGTATGCGCATATCAGAAACAGGTGGCAGATACCTGAAATCTATATATATTATTTGAGGGTCTTATGAAAATCTATTTTTTAAAAAGTGATTTAAATCAATATCAAATCTTTCCTAAACCAAAAAATATAGATGACTTTATTGAGCTTGATCTTGAAATTGAGAATGAATCAATACTCAATACACATTGCATAGTTGAGTGTAATGGTGAGTTTAAATTAGTGAGTAAGCCAGAATCAACATTGCAAAAATGGGATGGTGAAAAGTGGATTATTGATGAAGCTAAACTCGCAGAGCAGCAAAATGAGGTTTGGGAAAAAATTAAAGAAAAACGCTATAAAAATGGTTTAGGTGGTGTCTATATTGAGCGTGTAGGTAAATGGTTCCAGACTGGCGAAGAAGAAAAAACGAAGTATCTCGGTTTAGATAAGGTTATCGATAAAATTAACGAGATAGATTGGAAATGTGCAGATAATACATTTGTAAAAATGAACCGCACTTTACTTGATGAAATTTTCTTACAAATGGTTGTTACTGAAAATGCCGATCATGTTAATGCAGAAAAACATCGTATTGAAATGATGAAATCAACAAATCCGCTTGATTACAATTTCTCTACAGGATGGAGCGCAAACTATGAACAAGTTTAAACACTGGTTATATCATGTTTTAGTTGCCATCGATCAGCTTTTTAATGCCATTATGCTTGGTAGTGCAGATGAAACATTAAGTAGTCGAGCTTATCGAGGTGCAATACTTACTAAGAATCCTAAAATAAAATGGAAGATTATTTATACAGTAATCGAAAAACTGTTCTTTTGGGAAAAGGAGCATTGTAAAACCGCCTATGAGTCAGAAGTTAAACGCCGCCAATATCCAGCGGCGTTTTCTAATTTGGAATGAGGTCAATCATGCCACAACTAATGAGTGCAGAGATGAAGCTTGAGCTTTCAAAGCTAGAGCAAAACGCAATGATAGAACTGTATGAAGTAGATTTGCGCAGTCTAAAAGATAAAAACGGCATGAATGGTGAATTGTATCGATTCTATGCGGGAACGAATGAAATGTTCAATCCGATTGTGTGGCAGGGTAATATTTATCAACCCTTCGGTGCAAACGCGACGGGCTTTTCAATGTCTGGTCAAGGTCCATCAAATCGCCCACAATTGACACTGGCGAATTTTAACGGATTCGTCAATGGTATTGTGAATCGCTTTGATCAGTGCTTAGGCGGTATCGTTCGGCGTTGGCAAGTCTATGTACAATATCTTGACGCAGTGAATTTTAAAGATGGCAATGATAAAGCAGATTCAACGCAAGGTGTTTTAACATTCTATGTAATTGAGCAACTTTCTACGTTAAAACGCGACATCGCAGTATTCACGTTGGCACTGCCGACAGAAACGGACAATGCGTTGATTTCTTCTCGAACAATCGGAATTCACTGTGGCTGGCTGTATCGCTCTGCAGAGTGCGGTTATACAGGTCCACCAGTGGCTGACGAAAAAGATAATCCCACTCGCGATCCGAAAAAAGATAAGTGTAGTTGCTTAATAACTGGGTGCGCATTGAGAAAAAATACGCGAAATTATGGTGGATTTGTTTCCGTAAATAAATTGAGGTAGCAATGTTAAAACAACAAATAATCGACTATGCAAAACAATGTGAGCCGTACGAAATGTGCGGCTTTGTTGTTTTTGATGGTCAAGAAAAAATCTTTATCGCTTGTGAAAACATTGCTGAAGATAAAGAGAATCACTTTGAAATTTCAGCAGATGATTTCTTAAAAGCGAGCGAGTACGACGGAATCGTAGCACTTGTTCATTCACACCCAAAGGGTGAGCCGCTTTTATCAACAATGGATCGTCAAACACAGATGTTCTCAAATCTTGATTTCTGGCTTGTTTGTCATGACGAGATTCACGAATTCCCTGTCATTCCGCATCTTCTGGGACGTGATTTTATTCATGGTGAAATCGATTGTTACACACTTTTTCGTGATTTCTATCGACTTGCTGGAGTTGATTTCCCGAATTTTGAACGTGACGATTTTTGGTGGGAAGACGGTCAGAATCTGTATCTAGATAACATGGAAAGGCACGGTTTTGAGCGTGTGAGAGATGAAAGTTTAGTGCAAATTGGCGATGTGATTCTAATGCAAGTTGGGGCAGATGTGCCGAATCACGCGGCGATCTATATCGGGAATCAGCAAGTATTACATCATAGCCCTAAACGTTTATCTAAGCGCGATCTATATGATGGATACTGGCTTAAACATACACATTCAATCTGGAGATTCAAACAATGGTCAACGTTAAATTTTACGGCAGTCTTAGACAGTTTGGAACTGCATTCAAACTAGATATCGAGAACGCATCAGAAGCTATAAAAGCACTCACAACACAAATTCCGAAGCTAAGAGAATTTATTCAAAAAGGCTATTTCACGCTAAGAATCGGCAAAGAATATATCGACAATCGATTTTTGGAAAAGGGCTTGTATTACAAACTAAAAGAAGGAATGACGATTCATTTAACGCCAGTTCTAAAAGGTTCAAAGCGTGGCGGTGTATTTAATGTGATTCTTGGAGCTGCTTTAATGGCCGCATCGATATTTGTGCCAGGTGCAGGCTTATTTGGAGGGCTCGTGGTATTCGGTATGGGGGCTGCGCTTACTCTTGGTGGTGTTGCTCAAATGTTGACTAAACCACCAGAAATGCAAGGTATAGGGAATGATACAGAAAAAAAACGATCTACTTCATTTTCTAATCTTTCGAATATGGTCGCACAAGGGAGAATAGTACCACTTGCTTATGGACGTATGCTCTGTGGGTCAATGGTAATTTCTCAGGGGGTAGAAACTATCGATGTAGATATTGTAAGTAAAAATAAAGACGTAGGATTTTTGAAGGGGTAAGTTATGGGTGGAAAAAAAGGTGGTGGTGGACATACGCCTTATGAAGCTCCAGAAAGTGGGCGTTCTAAACAGTTTGTCAAGATTGTAGAAATTATATCTGAGGGTGAGATTCAAGGCTTAGTGGATGGTGTTAAATCCGTATACTTGGATAAAACGCCAATTCAAGCAAGTGATGATAGCTACAATTTTAAAAACGTGGATGCGCAAGGGCGAATTGGAACACAAGACCAAGCAATAATGGAAGGTTTCAATACATCTGAAAAAGAAGTGTCAGTCGGTGCTCAGGTAAGAAAATTAACGCCACTTACTCGTACTGTGACGGATAACAAAGTGAGTCGTTTACGTTTTACTGTTGGTGTTCAATCGCTTTTTAGTCAAAATGATAAAGGCGATACCTACGGTTCTAAAGTAGACTTAATGATTACGATTGGAGAAACGAGCTACCCAGTTTCAATCAATGGTAAGTATAGTTCTCAATATCTTAAACAATTCGAATTTGATGATTTACCCGTTGTTCCATTTAAAATCAAAGTTGAGCGTGTAACAGCAGATAGTACATCGCAGCGGTTACAAAACAACACTATTTGGGCAAGTTATACAGAAATTATTGAGACTGAATTTGCTTACCCGAATACGGCTATTGTTGGTGTACGCTTTGATTCTGAATATTTTAGTTCAATCCCAAACCGCACTTATGAGATTTACGGAATTAAAATCAAAGTGCCGAGTAACTATGACCCTGTGAATCGTACTTATACAGGGCTTTGGGATGGTACATTTAAAATTGCTTGGTCAAATAATCCAGCGTGGGTGCTGTACGACTTAATGACGAATAAGCGCTATGGCTTAGGATGGCGATTGGGTTCATTCAATGTTGATAAATGGACGCTTTACCAAGTTGCACAATATTGCGATCAGCTTGTGCCGGACGGATTCGGTGGCAAAGAACCTCGATTCACTTGTAATGCTTGGCTGACTGATCAGCGTAAAGCATATGATGTGATCAGTGATATTTGCTCAATTTTTAGAGCAATGCCGGTATGGGACGGACAAGAATTCACTGTCGTGATGGATAGACCAGCAGATCCGGTGTGGACTTATACAAATGCGAATGTTGTTGATGGTGAGTTTACTTATCAATATTCAGCACAAAAAGCGCGACACAACGAGATTCACGTTGAATATGTTGATGCAAGTGATAGTTACGAAAGAAAGATCGAAATCATATCTGATGATGATTTAATTCGTCGTCATGGTTTAAACATTAAAAAAGTGACGGCGTTTGGCTGCACATCACGTGGTCAAGCATTTCGCACAGGAAAATGGATTCTTGAAACAGAGAGGTTAGAAACAAAAACAGTCACATTTACTGTCGGTGTAGAAGGCTTAATGCACATTCCCGGTGACATTATTCGTGTAGCAGATTGCCATTATGCAGATACAAATATTGGTGGTCGTGTACTAGCTGTCAATGGTAGAAAGGTGACGCTTGATAGAGAAATTACGCCATGGGGGAATAGTTATTTAACATACATTAATCAGGAGGCTAAACATACTGATATTCGCATTGTGAATGTGAATGGTAATGAAGTGACGTTAGAGTTAGAGCCTGTTGGTTTAGCAGAATTCGGTGTTTGGTCTTTAACAACACAAGAAATCAATGTGCAATTATTCAAAGCATTGACAATAAGCGAAGACAAGCAGGGTCAATATACGATTGTTGCGCTTCAACACGAACCACAAAAAGAAGCAATCGTTGATAATGGTGCAGTCTTTGAGCCTCGTGAAACAACACTTTCTACAGCTGGGCTTGATAAAGTGCAACATGTTGAAGTGCAGGCAGACGGTGATGGTGTATCGTTGAGTTTTGACTACGTAGTCAAACACAGCGCAATGGTTAAATATCAGATTAAGTTGTATAAAGGCGGTACTTTCTACAAAATCTATGATGATTTAACATCACCAAACTACAAACTGATCGGCTTACCAGATGGAGAATATGTTGCAGAAATTCGTGCCAAGAACGAACAAGGACAGCTATCAGAGGCGGTTACTAAGTCGTTTAATATCAGCTTTTCTGTGACTGAATTAACAACGGCTTCTAAAGTGTTTGCAATTCTGCTGCAGTGGAAAAATCCAGTTTTTGCCAATCCAAATTCCGCGATTGAAATCTGGACGAATACAGAGGATCGCTTTGAGACAGCAAGAAAACTCGTCACACTAGCTTATCCGACAAACAGTTATTCGTTTGACGGACTTGGGGTAAACGAGACGTACTATTTCTGGGCACGCATGCTTGATACTGCAAACGGAAATGCGGGAGAGTTCACAGAATCTGTCGTTGGCACCTCTGAAAGCTCAGGTTCAAAACTTGTTGAGTATCTGCAAGGTCAAATCTCAAGTAATGCTTTTTCACAGGAACTTGCTGAACAGATAACGAAGATTGAGAAGACTGGGAAAAGCAATGCAGCAAGAATGAATTCAATGCACATTCTCAAAGTTGAAGATCATGCTAGCGGTAAGAAAGCGATCGCAGGTATTGCAATTGGTGCAGATGCTGAGAGTAGTGATTCTCAAGTGATTATTTCTGCAAATAAATTTATTATTGCCGATCCAAACAGTAGCACTCTGAAAACACCGTTTTCTATCTTAACAGAAGATGGCAGCGCTAAAGTAGTTTTAGATGGTGATTTAATTGCCAACGGGACTATTAGCGGAGATAAGATTCAAGCAAATAGTACTATTTCTGCTCCAAATATTAATGGTGGTAATGTAAAAGCTAGCACATTTGAAGGCGGCTTGATTAAAGGGGCTAGGATTGAGGGGGTAACTGGTACTTTTACTGGCGATCTAGAAGTAAACCAGATTGTTGGTGGTAACATCTTAGAAGTTTTTACTTGTCGCTCAAAGAGAATTGGTACGAGTAGCACTGAATATTTTGGCTCAAATCCGAGTTATAGGATTCATTATTTACGCAAGAGAGTTAAAGTCATAGTTGAGAGTGCTAATGTTGATAGAGAGTTATTTATCATAGATGCATTATCTTCTGTGTCTGGACGATTGTATGAGTCGACAGAAAATCGCAGTGGTGGTGGAAAAGATAGTGATTACCTTGTCTCAATAACTACATATAAACCTGGATCACGGAGTATTCAAGCAAGAATAGTCGTTGGCGAGGGCGTAATCAATACTTATCAACAATCGATTTCGATTCCCAAAAATGTAGAGTGTTCAATTGAAATCACGTATGAAACATTATCTGATACATCGACAGATTCTGATTCATTTACATTTATCTCTGTTGTGAAATCTAATGCCTCAAAATCAATTAAACAAGTAATATAAAAGGGCGTTTAGCCCTTTTATTGTAAATTCCTCTTAATTAATAACCCTGTCACTTCTAATTCTTGCCACTCAAAAAGCGTTCCTAAACAAAAATAAAGCACATTGATTTTAAAAGAAAAATCACAATCATTTTTAGATTTTTTTTGGAACAT